TTAGTACCACAGGCTTCACCTTGGGAACCGGAACTGGAGTAGGCGGCAACAATGCAAGCGGAACCAACTACGTCTCATGGACATTCCGCAAGCAGCCGAAGTTCTTTGATGTGGTGACGTGGACAGGCAATAACACTGCCGGCAGAAACATTAACCACAGTCTTGGCAGCACGCCTGGCTTTATCATCATAAAATGCACAAGTACCGGCGGGAGCGCTGATTACAACTGGGTTGTCTACCACAGGTCGCTAGGCGCGACTCAAGCCCTCTTCCTCAATACAACTGCTGCACAGCAGACCCTAGGTAATACCTTTGCCAACACCGAACCAACTTCAACTCAGTTCACTCTTGGCGCTGGTACCTATGTCAACGAAACCGGCCAGAGTTACGTCGCCTACCTCTTCGCCCACAACGCAGGAGGCTTTGGCCTGACGGGTACGGACAACGTGATTTCGTGTGGGTCGTTTACGACACCGGCCTCCGGGGACACGACAGTGACGCTTGGGTGGGAACCACAGTGGATACTATTTAAACGCTCAGACGGCGTTGAAAACTGGCGTATTTACGACAATATGCGCGGGCTTTCATACGCAAGTAATGGGGATGCAAGACTTTTCCCAAATACGTCAGGTGCAGAAAGTCTAGGGGATGTAGCAAACCTAACCCCAACTGGATTTGTTGTCCAAGGCGGAACAGACCTGTCTTACAACGCCACCTACATCTACGTCGCCATCCGTCGCGGCCCGATGAAAACTCCGACGACGGGGACGAGTGTGTTTAGTCCTGCCGCTCAGGCTGGTGGAAGTTCAATGACTACTAACTTCCCCGCCGATTTATTTATCGGACAAGTTCGTGGTGGAAGTGGCTCAACATCTGTTTTTGACCGTATGCGCAGCAACTCCACTACCAGATATGCGCAATTAAACATTTCATCTACAGCCGCAGAAAATACTGGTACGAATTTTGGCGTTTCTTTTCAGTCAAATACGTCAGTGACAGATAACTGGTTTGGGTCAGGTAGCAATATCGCCTACTGGAACTTCCGCCGCGCCCCCGGCTTCTTTGATGAGGTTTGCTATACGGGGACGGGTTCTGCGACAACGGTGACCCATAATTTAGGCGTTGTGCCTGAAATGCTGATAATTAAAAACAGGACTTCCGCAGGGTACAGTTGGATTACATGGTCAACTGCGCTTAACCTAGCGCAGCAATTTGGCTTGCTGGCGCTAAATAATAATGCAGGGGTTCCGGCATTTGCATCCGCCAATTTGAACTCCACCGCACCCACGTCCACAGTGTTTTCTGTCAGCAGTGACAGCAATGTCAGTGGACAAAATTACGTTGCCTATCTCTTCGCCTCCTGCCCCGGCGTAAGCAAGGTCGGCTCATACACCGGCAATGGAAGCACCCAGACCATCGACTGCGGGTTTACGGGCGGCGCTCGGTTCTTCCTTGTGAAGCGCACCAACGCGACCGGCGATTGGTGGGTCTATGACTCTGCACGCGGCATTACCGCACCGGCCGACCCTGCCCTCGCGCTCAACAGCACGGCAGCAGAAGTGACTAGCGCGGACGCTGTTGATCCGACAAGCGTGGGCATCGTCGTCAATCAAGAAACGACCTGCAACATCAACGTCAGCAGCGCAGCCTACATCTACCTCGCCATCGCATAAGGAGCAAAGCATGAACATCCGACTTCGCGCCGATGGCGCACTGGTCACCCACAGCGAGTTCCGGGCGCTGTTCCCCAACACCGGGTTTCCACCGCAGCTGACCGAAGAAATCATCAACGACTTCGGCGGTGACGTGGTGTTTGAGGGGCCGCAGGCCACCGGCGGCGACCGCTACCAATTCAGCGTCTACGCTGGCGTCGAGCAGATCGACGGCAAGTGGTACACCAAGTACGCCCTGGGGCCGACGTTCTTCGACACCACAGACGAGAGCGGCAACGTGACAACGGCCGCGCAGCACGAGGCCGCCTACAAGGCCCGCAAGGACGAAGAACAGGCCAAGGCCATGCGCGAGCAGCGCAACCAGAAGCTCAAGGACAGCGACTGGACGCAGGTGCTGGACGCGCCCGTGGACAAGGCGGCCTGGGCGACCTACCGCCAGGCGCTGCGGGATGTCACCGCGCAGGCGGGGTTCCCGTGGAACGTGGCCTGGCCTAGTTCGCCTGGCGCAGCGGCTTGAAATCTCATGTGCAGTACAAATCCCAAGCGGGAGAAAGGCGTGATGTAAATGGTCTCCGAGGTTGAATCTCGCTTCACAACGCATGAGGCGGTCTGTGCCGAGCGGTATGCCGGCATCAACGCCAGGCTCAAGCGCCTGGAGCACATTCTGATCGGCAGCGCAGGAGCAATCATCATCCTGCTGATCGGGTTGGTCACCAAGGCGTAGCTGTGATCGACCCAATCACCGCGATGGCGGCCGTCAGCACGGCCGTCAACCTCATCAAGAAGGCCAGCAAGACCGTCGATGACGTGCGCTCGCTCGGCCCTCTCCTGGGCAAATACTTCGACGCCAAGCACACCGCTTCCAAGGCGGTGCAAGAGAACAAGAAAAAGGGCGGCAGCAACATGGGCGCGGCCATCCAGGTCGAGCTCGAGCTCATGCAGCAGCGCCAGTTCGAAGAAGAACTCAAGATGATGTTCTTCCAGAGCGGCAACGCCGATGTCTGGCAAGACATCCAGAACCGCGTCGCGCAAATGAACCGCGACGATGCCCTCGAGGCCAAGCGCGAGAAGGAAGCGGCAGCACGCCGCAAGAAGCAGATCGCCCAGGCCATCGAGACCGGCATCGGCGTTGTGCTCATCTCGCTCACGCTGGGTGGCATGGCCTACATGGCCTACCTCGGATACGACCATTGCAAGGCAGCGAAAAGCTGCGGATTCTGATGTTCAAAGCACCAAACCCCACCGCCTCCCGCTCCGAGCGTGAGGCCTACGTCAAGCAATGGGCTGCGTTGACGATCTCCATCTTCGCCCTGCTGCTGGCCGTCAACGGGATGTTTGGCGGCAGCAACTCGAGCAAGGTTCTCAACGGCACCATCGCGGCAAACAACTACTGGGCGTGGTTCCAGGCGAAGAACGTGCGCGCCACGATCTTCGAAACCGCTGGCCACGATGAGAAGGCTGCCAAGCAGCGCGCCGACATGGAGGAGATCTCCGAGAAGGCGCGAGCCGCTGAGGCCCAGCGTGATCTGGCCAAGCAGCGCAGCCCCTGGTTCTCCTATGCGGGCATGGCGCTGCAGCTGGCCATCGTCCTGAGCTCTGCGGCAATCCTCGCCGTGATGATGCAGCTGCTGTGGGCCAGCATCGTCGTCGGCGGTGCTGGGTTGTCTCTGTTCGTCTACGCCATGGTGATCTGATGCTGCCAATCGTCGCTTCCATTGTCTCGGGTCTCATCTCCAACGGTCTGCCCAAGGTGGCCGACGCTGTCATGGAGAAGGGGGTGGACTACGTCCAGCAGAAGCTCGGAGTCGAGCTCAAGCCAGAGGGGCAGATGGACGCGGGTGATGTCGCCAAGCTCAAAGAGGCGGCCATGAAACATGAGGAGTTCATGGCCGAGATCGACCTCAAGAATATGCAGGGCGCACGCGATATGCAGCTGAAGGCCATGGAGTCGGACGACCCGCTGGTGCGGCGCTTCGTCTACTACTTCATCGGCTTCTGGTCGCTGCTGTCCGCGACCTACATCGGCTTCATCACCTTCGGTCAGATCCCGGCCGACAACATCCGATTCGCGGACACGATCCTGGGTTTCGTGCTGGGCACCATGGTGGCCTCGATGTTCCAGTTCCTGCTGGGCTCGAGCATCGGCAGCCGCAAGAAGGATGAGAAGAAGTGAGGCCTGGCATTGACCAGCTGAAGGCGGCTGGCATCAAGGCCGACGTGGCCGAGCGCTGGCTTGCGCCTGTCCAGAATTCAATGGCTAGGTTCGGCATCGAGACCCCGCGCCAGGTGGCCGCCTGGCTGGCGCAGACCGCGCACGAATCAGGTGGCTACACCCTGCTGCAGGAGAATCTCAACTACAGCGCTGACGGCATGGCCGCCATCTGGCCCAGCCGCTTTGCGGTGCTCGGGCCCGACAAGAAGGCGGTGAAGGCCAACGGCAAGAACCAGCCCAACAAGTTCGCCCTGGCCCTGCACCGCAAGCCCGAGATGATCGCCAACGTGGTGTATTCGGCGCGCATGGGCAACGGCCCGATTGAGTCGGGCGACGGCTGGCGCTATCGCGGGCGGGGTCTCAAGCAGCTGACGGGCAAGGACAACTACACCCGCTGCGGCCAGGGCCTGGGCCTCGACCTGGTGGCTCAGCCCGACCTGCTGCTCGAGCTCGAGCACGCAGCTGCCTCTGCCGCCTGGTTCTGGGTGAGCAACAAATGCGGGCCCCTCGCTGATGCGGACGACTTCGTCGGCCTGACCAAACGCATTAACGGGGGCACCATCGGGCTCGAGGATCGCCAACGCCGCTACAAGGCGGTGCTGGCGACCGTGCTCTAGATCAGTCCCCAGCCGAGCAGGAAGAGCTCGGCCAGGATCCTGGCGAACAGGCCAAAGGCAACCCACCCCAGGGTCACCCCGGCGATCCACGTCAGCGCCTTCATTTGGCGGCTCCCAACGCGGCCAGGCGCTGCTGCTGGGCGGCGACGTGGCGCACCCGCTTGAGGCTGTCCATGCTCTTCATGACATCATCATTGGCCTCGCGCAGTTCCCGCAGCCTGGTCATGCGGTCACGCGGGGGCACCTTGCCTGCCCTGGCGGTGCGGTCGGCCAGCGCCTCATAGGCGTCCTGCCACTCCTCGAGGCTGCCGTGCATGGAGAACGGCTCATCCTTGCCGGGCACCATAAGAGCGAAGCCGGGGATGTTCTCTGGCTCATCCGGCTCATTGATCTCGACCTCGATGACCTCGAGGTGCTCGAGCACTACCGGCTCGGATTCGGCAGCGGGTTCTACAGATTCTGCAGGCACGTTCTGCAACTCGGTTTCGGCCAGGGCTGGGGCCTCAAGCTGCGCAGGCGGCGGGTCAGGCGGGGAGATCACGTCCAGCGGGTTGGCCGGCTTGCGGGGCGTGATTTCCTTGGCCGGGCGGCGCTCCTCATCGGGGAAGTCCTGGGCCTCCTCGGCGGTGATGAGGCCCTTGAGCACGTCGGGGAAGGCGTCGCGCAGGGCGAAGCCGCGTGCCCGCATCTGCAGCATCCGCTTGGGGTAGGCCTGCCAGGGGCCTTGTTTGCCCCACAGCCCTGCCCGCTTGGCATCCTCGACCGAGAATGTGGCGGTGACCGGCTGCCGGCCCTTGCGGTGCGCGACGCAGACGGCGCGGTACTTGCCCGAGCCCTCCTCCCCTTCGAAGTATTCCTCGATGTTGTCGCAGACTGGCGAGGCCTGCACCAGGGCCATGGCCGCGTCCCCGTAGACGCTGGGCTTGCCGTTGATGACGGCGATGTTCTGCAGCGCCTGCATGGGTGCCAGGCCAATCTCATAGCCCCATTGCACGCAGACCAGGATGTCCTGCGGCTTGCCCTGGTAGGCCTTGGGCACCATGTTGCTGCCGGCCAGCATCTCGCTGAACTGCATGGCCTCAGTGATTGTGGCGGGCGCGAAGCCCCGCTGATTAGTGGTTGTCAGTTGCATGGGCTTCCTCCGTCAGTTGTGATGCGAGGGTGGCCAGCACCATCTCGCAGATTGCTTCGATGCAGGCCTCGGCCTGCTCCTCGCTGGCGCTGGGCACAGCGTTTAAGAAGGCGCAGACCGCCTTGTCGTAGGCCTGCTCGAGGGCGGCGACGTTCATGTGCTGGCCTCCTTGATCGTGAGGGTGCTCTGGCGCACGCTGTAGGCGTCTTTTGCAGGCACCATGCGGGCCGATTGGGCTTTGTAGTTGCGCATTCCCCAGGTGATTTGGAACTTGCCCGCCTGGCCGCGCTCGGCGTCGCCCAGCAGCTGCTTGATCTGCTTCTCGCACTCCTCGATGCCGGCCTCGGCGGCCTTGATCGTGGCCTTGCTGGCCAGGATGCTCGAGGCCAGGGCCTCGACGCTGTCGGGCAGCTTCACTAGGTCGCGGTTGACCGCATAGGGGTGGATGCGGTCGAGCTCCTTGCTGCTCTGCGGGGGATACCAGTCGATCTCGCCCGTGGTGCGGTACTTCTCGAGCCGGCCTTCGAAGTCGGTGACCGCCTTGATGATGGCCTGCTGTGTGTCGCGGTGAGGCGAGAACAGGAACACCCTCAACGCGATCCCTTCGTAGAGCACGCAGACCGCGCCCCACTTGTGCCCCGTCACCAGCATCTGGCCCTGCAGCTGAATCGGCCCCCGCGCCAGGTGCGGGGTCTCCTCGGGCGCGACCTTGGTCAGCTTGGCCTCGAGCACGCCGGGCCCGTCCAGCTTGATGCTGTCCTGGCCGACGACGTAGATGCCGGCTTCCGGGTCGGTCACGATCTCCTGGCCATCCCCGTACCCCACCCCGTCCAGGCTGCAGCTGAGGGCGAAGCTGCGGTGGGTGTAGGCCTGCTTGATGTCGGTGTCGAAGCTGGCCAGGCACAAGCGCTTGGCCGCCTCGGTCAGGATCACCGGCTCGAGGGTGTTGCCCCAGGCCATGGCTTCGTTGCCGATGTCGGGGCGCTCCTTGCCGTCGATGGCGTTGATGCTGAACTGGAGCTCATCGTTGGGGCTGCTGTACTTGCTGTAGCCCATGAGGCCTGGCAGGCGGCTGGCGCTCATCTCCTTGTCGTCGGTCAGTTTCCCGGCCATGGTTTATTCCTTTCTGAGTGTGTAAACGCGCACGATTCGGGCGTGCGCTGCGGCGTGGGTGGCCTCGGTGTATCCGATGGCCTGGAACGTCCGGGTGCGGAAGACCGCCCCCAGGACAGACGGGTGGACACCGGGCGGCACCTCGATGGCGGCGCGGATGTCGTTGATGCAGACCTGGCCATGCCGGCGGGCGAGCTCTACGGCTAGTGCCCGGCACCGCTCGAGGAAGGCGTGCTCACGCGCTTCGAACATGGCCAGCTGGTGCTCCTTGAGCATCCGGCCGGCGAGCTCCTGGGTGGCGGCGGTCATTGGGTGACCTCCTCAACCAGGGGCTGCAGCCTATTCAGCTGCTCGCGGATCTCCTGCTGCCGGCGGCGGTCGGGCGGCGTCCAGCCATGGCGAAGCCAGGTGGCCTGCACGTCGGTGGCCGCGGCGATGACGTAGGGCTTGCCCGCCAGCAGGTGCTGGTCAGGTACAACGGGGGTGTTGACGCTCATGGCTCACCCCGCCACCATGGCCAAGGGCAAGGCGGCTATCAGCAGCAGAATTGCTGCAGCGCCACAGAGCTTGTCGATCAGCGCTTCGTGCTCAGGTACGAAACACTGTATGTAGTGTGCAGTGATGTATTTGTCACTATATACATTATGCGACACCGAGCAGTCGGAACGAGGTTGGATCATCTCCATCTCCTTGATTACTATGAAACGTCAGGCCTCTTCCAGGGCCTGTCCAAATTCCCAACCTGTACCGGCCAGGAAACACTACGGGTAGTGTTCTTCGCGGGCTTCGCTTGAGCGAATTTCTTGGCCCTCATGTACTTCAAGCCCCTGCGTGCGTGTTGCATCGCATCACGGGCGATCAGGACGCGCAGAACGGGGTCGCGCTGGTCTTCATAGGCCAGATGGTTCAGCGCCTTGTTCAGTTCGCTGATCAGCACTGCGGCCTTCTTTAGCTCCTCCAGGCTGGTTAGTCGGATGTCCAGCCTGCAGTTCATCGGTTGGCCTAGGTTGGCCAGGTATTGGCCCAGCTTGCCGATGTCCTCGGGGTAAGTCTGAGACCAGTTGAAATCCGGGTCACTCATCAACGCCTCCTTTGCTGCCCAGCTTGCCAGTTTTTGACAGTTCCGTTGCAGCCTGGTGATCAGCGGCGGCTTCGACCAGACGGGCGCGCTCGGTAACCACGCTGCTGGCATGGTTCTTGCCCCGCCTACACCAAAGGATTAAACCGGCCTGGCCGATCACAGCAACGGCCACGCCGATGGCCAGGATCAGAGTGCTGGCTTCCATCACTTGATCCTCTTGAGCAGGTTGCTGACCTGCGTCGGGCCCCAGTTGGAGCCGCCGCGAGGCGTCGCCACGCCACGGGCCTCGAGGGCCTGGCCGATTTCGCGCAGGGTGTTCGCGCCGGACTTGCGGATGATCTCGCGCACCATGGGCCCGACGCGCTCTGCGTAGGCGTCGGCCTTCTCCTGCAGCCGCTTGATGCCGGCGGCGCTGCCGATCTCGGGCGTGGGCGAACCCAGCTTCACGCCCTTCTTCTTGAGCTCGCCCAGGGCCGCCTTGGTGCGCTCGCCGATCTTGCGGGCCTCCCACTCGGCGAAGACCATGCGCATCTGCAGCATCTCGCGGCTGGCCTCGGGGAAGTCAGCGCAGACGAAGCGCACGCGGGTGTCGTTGAGCAGCATCGCGCCGAATGCCAGGTCGCGGGTCAGGCGGTCGAGGGTGGCCACCACCAGGGTGGCCTTCTCCCGCTTGCACAGCTTGATGGCGTCGGCCAGGGCCGGGCGGTCATTCATGCGGCCCGACTCGACCTCGGTGAACTCCCCGATCAGCGACCAGTTGCCCCCATTGAGGTAGGCCAGGATGCGCTCACGCTGGGCGTCCAGGCCCAGGCCCGAGCGGCCCTGGCGGTCGGTCGAGACCCGGAAGTAAGCGACGAACTTGCCGTTGTGCGGTGCCATTGCGTCGCTCCCTCAAGCGTACTTGTTGCGGAGCAGGTACTGCACCAGTTCGTACTGGCTGGCCGCTTCGCGGTACTTGCCGCCAACGGGCCAGACGTAGAACCGGCCGGAGGCCAGTTCGCCGACCATCATTTCGGCGGCTGCTTCGCGCTTCTCGAGGCGTGCCTCTGCGCGTGCGCCGGCCGCAAGGCGGCGGGCTTCGCGGGCATCAAGCTGTTGGTCGGTATTCATGTCGCAACTCCTTGGGGCGTCATCTGCCCGTTGAACATGGACGCAGTATCGGACGGGTGTATATCGCCTGTCAACTCCCCAAACGGCGCTCAGACCTAGTGCATACCCTAAGAACACCGAAAAAAGCAGGGCTCGGGCGTTGCGTCGATTGCACAGCGCAATACACTATTGGGCTATGAACAGCCCAACCCGACCCTTCCTCATCCGGCTGCGCCAGGACACTCGAGAGCTTCTGGACAAGGCTGCAGAAGACCAGCGCCGCAGCCGCGCCAGCATCGTCGACGAACTGGTGCGCGAGGCCCTGCAGCCGCGCTACGGCAGCCTCGAGCCCCGCCTGCAGCGCTTCCTGATGGGGAGCAAGGCGTGACGTACTTCGAAGCGGTCAAGGTGCTGGCGCTGGCCAAGGACGGCAAGCCGGTGCCCAGCGAGGTCATTGCTGAGGCCCTCTTCCTGAGCGGCGACGGCCCCTGCCCTGACTCGGTGCCCGACCCGGACATCGAGGAGTTCGTGCACGCGCTGCGCGAGGAAGGGCTCATCTGATGGCTGTGGCCGTGCATTTCACCGTGGACGGCGAGCCGGTCGGCAAGGGCCGCCCCCGCTTTGCCAGGCGTGGTGCCTACATCACCACCTACACCGACGCCAAGACGGTGACCTACGAGAGCCGCGTGCGCCTGGCGTGCATGAAGGCCATGGGTGAGATCAAGCCGCTGACCTCGCCCATTCACTTGCGCATTGAGGCCTGGATGCCGGTGCCGGCCAGCTGGCCCAAGGGCAAGCGATTGAAGGCGCTCGAGGGCCTGGTGGTGCCCGGCAAGCCCGACCTGGACAACATCGCCAAGGCGGTGATGGACGGTTGCCAGGGCGCTCTGTTCGTGGATGACAAGCAGGTCTGCCAGCTGCGCGTGGCCAAGCGCTACTCGACGCAGCCCCTGGTGGAGGTCTACGCATTCGAGGTGCTGCCATGAGAACTCACTACGAGCAGGTCATCGAGGAGGACGGCGAGGTGCTCGAGCGCCGCGACGTGACCGATGAGATCAACCGGCTGCGCCAGCGCGTGGCCAATCTGCAGGAGTTGCTGGCCTTCGTGCGCTCGGTCGCCGCCGACCTGGATCGCAAGCTGATGGAGAGAAGGCCATGAGTTGCAGCGGAGTCTGCCGCCGCGGCCGCCTGCCCTGCCCTACGCCTGGCGAATGCCGCGACACGGGGCCCAGCGAGGTGCTGCTGATCGTGGCGCTGTCCTGCGTGTTCTGCATGACCGTCCTGGGCCTGCTGATGTCGCTGCTATGACCTGGAAGCTGCCCGAATACACCTGGGGCCAGGAGCGCGAGCTCTGCAGGCGCTGCAAGCACTACCGCGAGCGCATCAGCGACGTGCGGCACGCCCAGCCGAGCGTGGTGATGGTCTGCAACCTCAACACCAAGCGAACGGGCGGCAAGGACAGAGGCACCTGCATCGATTCCAGGTACGACGGCCCCTGCAGCCGGGAGGGCAAGCGCTTTGAGCCGGCCTGATCTCAGGTGCCGAGGCTGTGGCCAGGTGCATCCCGATGCCAAGGAGGTGACGCTGCCCGACGGCCGCACCGTCGGCAACTACAGCGAGGAGCACCGGCTATACCACGAAGCCCGCTGGGTCATCACCACCCTGCCGGACAAGCACCGGGACAAAAACCGAATGACCAAGTTTAAGTACCTGCAGGCCATCGAGCTCAGGCGCGGACGCAAAGCCCGCGAGCAGCTGCGCGAGGAGATGCTGCGGGTTCACTACCACCTTAAGCGCCAGGCCAAGACATGAGCGCCATGCCCGACAACGTCGTCCCGTTCCAGCTGCCCAAGAAACCGCGCATCCTGCAGAAGGATCCCGAGCCATGGAAGAAAGACTTTGCGGTGGTGCCATGGCGCGCCATCAAGGACGACAAGCTGCACGGCAGCACGCTGCGCACCCTGATCGCGTTGTGCGCCTACTGCAACCGCGCCGGCATCACCTGGGTGGGACGCAAGCGCCTGGCCGATGACCTCGAGGTCAGCCACCAGGCTGTCAGCAAGCAGATCGCCATCCTGCAGGCGCAGGGCTACGTCGAGGTGCTCAGGAAGGGATTCCGGGGCGAGCGCACAAACACCCTGCGGGTGATCTACGACCCAAGCATCTCAGCAGAGGACGCCATGGCCAACACCTCAAGCATCGAAGACACCAGGCCGCCAGCCATCAAGCATGAGCAGGAGCGGCAAGCAGATCCCGAAGGCCAGCGACGCATCGCCCAGCTGCTGGCCACCGCACTCAAGGGCTCCCACCAAGAAAGGCAACAGGCAATGGCCAGAACCAACCCTCAAGGCGACACCATCACGGTACGCAAGATGAAGCAGGAGATCGCAGAGCACCAGGCCAAGAGGCGCAAAAGGGCTGCGGATAACAGTCCAAAGGAGAGCTCACATACGCAACCCTCAGAGGTTGCGCATGAGCAAGCCCTCCATTTGCAACCTGATACGCAACCTCCAGAGGTTGCAAGGAAGCTGAAAGAAGATAGGTTAATAGAAGGTTTATATAAACAATACTTTGTGCAACTTCAAAAAGAAAAAATCAGTTTTGAAGAAACGCAAAACGCTTGTGAACAACTTTCAAAAGCTTACGAAGCTGAAGGCCTCGAGCTCCCGCAGGACGGCGAGCGGCTGCTGCTCGAGGTGATCCACCTGGTCAACGCCGGCAGGGGGATCGCATGATCTGCCGATACCCCAGGAAGGCCGCTAGAAGCCCGCAGGAGGCGCGAACGCGGGGCGGGTGGCACATGGGTAGCCAAGCGGCCGCGCAAGCGCCTGCAGCCCGTTCTACCTTGTTTGTCCACAACCCAATCGTTCGTCTGGCTTTTGCACCGTGCGGCAGCAGGGGGGTGCAGCGACGTGTCCCGCCAGGCCCTAACGCGCACGACGACGCGCCCGTGCGGCCGATCACGCGACACCCGCCCGTCGTCGCGGGCGAAACGCGACCCTTTCCCCCTCCCCCCTACCGCTAGCGCTGTGGGGACTTCCCTCAATTTTTTCCCGGAAAATGCCTGAGAAAAGGAGAACCTGATGGCATACGAATACAGACCTGGTGGCGGCTCGCTGTTCAAAAACAAGGAGAAGCGGCCGGACAAGAAGGACGCTGACATGAAGGGCAAGGTGATGCTGCCTGACGGCACGCTGTGCTTCTTCGACGCCTGGTCGAACACGAGTGCAGCGGGCGAGAAGTATCTGTCGGTGAGGATTGGCAACCCGTGCCAGCAGCAACCTAGCGCGCATTCGGTGGCTAAGGGCAATGGGTTCCAGCCGCAGCCGGTTGATGACGACGTGCCCTGGTGATGGCTAAGTCTCGAGTCTCAGAGCAGGTGCCCAGCCTCAAGAACTGGGGTGGCATCCGCTCGGTGCAAAGGCGGCTCGAGCGCTCGACGACGATTGTCGAGAACCGGGAGGCTGTGGCCTACACGCTGCTGTGCATGGCCAATACCAAGCTGACGGACATCCTCAGCTGGGATGAGCACGGCAACGTGAAGGTCAAGCCTTCCTCGCAGATTCCTGAGCCGGCGCTGCAGGCCATCAAGTCGATCAAGGTCAATGAGCGTGCGGACAAGGACGGCAACGTCACGCGCACGCTGGACATTGAGCTCTACGACAAGGTGGGCGTGTTGCGGCTGCTGGCCAAGGCCTCTGGGCTCTTGGACAACCCGGACGACGGCGCTGACAAGCCGAGTGTGATTGACGTGAATGTGGTGGCCCCGCCATCAGGAGGTGAACCGTGAAGATCTTTGACCGTTTGCTGTGTCTGCTTCGGCTGCACTTGAGGAGCTCCCGGCCGCGAGGCCAGAAGCTGCAGATCTACTGCAAGCGCTGCGGAAGGTTCCTCTGATGGCTAGGACGAAGGAGCAATCCGAGAAGGCGGTGGCGGCCACAGGGCTTAATCTGGACTTCTCCACCAGCCCGGTGATCTACGACTTCATCCGCTCCAACGCCTTTGTGCAGGGGATCATGGGGCCGGTGGGGTCGGGCAAAAGCTACGGCTGCGCCTCCAAGATCTTCATCAAGGCGGTGCAGCAGAAGCCATCGCCCATCGACAACATCCGGTACTCGCGCTGGGCGGTGGTGCGCAACAGCTACCCGATGCTCAAGACCACCACCATCAAGACCTGGCTGGATCTGTTTCCTGAGTCCACGTTCGGCCCGATGCTGTGGACGCCACCCATCACTCACCACATCCGGCTGCCGGCGCGGGACGGGGCGGCCGGCATCGACTGCGAGGTCATCTTCCTGGCGCTCGACCAGCCCAAGGACGTGAGAAAGCTGCTTTCGCTCGAGCTCACCGGGGCCTGGGTCAACGAGGCCCGCGAGCTCCCCAAGGCTGTGATCGACGGCCTCACCCACCGGGTCGGCCGCTACCCGACCAAGCGCGATGGCGGTGCCACCTGGCACGGGATCTGGATGGATACCAACCCAATGGACGACGACCATTGGTGGCACAACATGGCCGAGAAGGAGAAGATGTCCGGCCCCTATGCCTGGAAGTTCTGGAAGCAGCCAGGCGGCGTGGTGGAGGTTGACCCCGGCGAACTGCCCGACAACCCCGAGGCCAACGACCACGTCTTCAGCGCCGGCAAGTGGTGGAAGCTCAACCCCAAGGCCGAGAACACCAGCAACCTCCCGGCCGGCTACTACCAGCAGATGCTGCTGGGCAAGAACACCGACTGGATCCGCTGCTACGCAGGCGGCTTGTACACCTACGTCCAAGAAGGCCGCCCGGTCTGGCCCGAGTACGACGACTCGACCATGAGCGGCGACACCGAGCTCGAGCCCGGCGTGCCCATCCAGGTCGGCCTGGACTTCGGCCTCACCCCTGCAGCCACCATTGGCCAGCGCCTGCCCAATGGGCGGTGGCTTATCCACAGGGAACTGGTCACCTTCGACATGGGCCTCGAGCGATTCGGCATGGAGCTCCTGGCCACGCTCAACACCCATTTCCCCAGCCACCAGGTGTTGCTGTGGGGCGACCCGGCCGGCATGGCGCGGGACGCCATCTACGAGGTCACCAGCTTCGACTTCCTGCGCACCCTGGGCCTGCGGGCGCAGCCGACTGCGTCGAACGACTTCAAGGTGCGCCGCGAGGCTGCGGCCGCTCCCATGCAGCGCCTCATCCAAGGCAAGCCCGGCTTGATTGTGAACAGGGAATGCAAGCTCCTCCGCAAGGCGCTGGGCGGCGGCTATCACTTTAAGCGAGTGTCGGTCGGAGCGGGTCAGGAGCGCTTTAGGGATGCCCCCAATAAGAACGAGCACTCGCACATCGGAGACTCATTCGGCTACCTGCTGCTGGGCGGCGGTGAGTACAACCGCATGACGCGAACGCACCAGCTGGGTGGCCGGCCTCCCATGCAGACCACAGCCTCCACCGAGTTCGACATCTTCTCCTGATGGACATCACCGCAGCCTGCAACGAGCGCCTGGCGCGCACGGGCTGCCGCTTTGCCCCCATCACCGAGGATCACATCCAGCAGCTGTCGCCCTGGGTAAAGACGCCCTTCCCCATCGACCCCATCGAGACCATCCGCTTCAACATGGAGCGCGGGCCCAGCGGTGCCCTGTTCTACGGTGAGCAGCTGCTGGCCATCATCGGCATCGCCGTCCTGTGGCCAGGCGTGGGCGATGTCTGGACGATTATCGACGACGACACCAAGCACCAGCGCCGCAGACAGCTGGTGATATCGGTGCGCACGGCACTCGATATCGCGCAGCAATCGCTCTGTTTGCAGCGTGTACAAGTAGCAATAGAATCGTCTGCGAAGTATTCAAGGAGCTGGCCCGACGCGCTGGGGTTCGACCTGGAAGGCACGATGCGGTGCTTCGGTGTGGATGGCTCCGACTACCTCTTGTACGGAAGGATCAGACCATGCCAGCACCCATCGTCGGCGCTTTGATTGGAGCAGCGGCCACCGGCTACGCAGTCAACCGTTCGCAGGCTGCGGCGTCGAGGGCTCGAGAGCAGGCGGCGCAGAATGCGGCCCAGGCACTTGCCGAGGCTCAAAAGGCTCGAGAGACTGCGGCCGAGCAGGCCCGCCTGTCGCGTGAGTCGGCAGCATCTGAAGCTCAGAAGAGCCGGGACGCAGCCTCGGCTGAGGCGCAGAAGGCGAGAGATGCGGCGGCGGCCGCCGCGAAACTGTCTCGCGATACCGCTCTGGTCGGCATCGACTCTCAGCGCACCACGGCTCTGGAGGGCCTGGCGCAGCAGCGCACGCTCACCGCCGAGCAGCTTGCCCAGCAGCGCGAGCTTGCACTCAAGCAGATGGAGGGCTCACGGTATGCGGCCGAGCAGCAGCTGGCGCTGCAGCGCGCCGGCCAGGATGAGCAGGCTAATGCGCGACGCGAAATGGCTATGCAGCAGCTTGAGGCTTTCCGGCTGAGTTCGGAGCAGCAGAAGGAGCTCATGACCAACCTGACCCGCGAGCAGCAGATGAACGCGGAGCGGGCCAAGGCGCAGCTGTTCCTGCAGCAGCAGCAGTACGCAGAGCAGAAGCTGGCCATGGAGCAGCAGGCTGCCGATCAGCGCAAGTCCCTCGAGGAGGAGCGCCGCAAGATAGCCGAGCGCGAGTCCAACCGATTCCGGGCTCGCCGCCGCTCTGGCCGCCGCGCCCTGCTGTCCGAGGCCCGGCTGAATCCCGAGGTTGGCGTGGCCACCCAGGAAAACCAGTACGGCAACCAGTCTGTGGTGGCGGGCTAAGACATGGCCACCTCGCGTTTCCTGGGCAACCCTGACCTGTACACCACGCCTCGGACGCTTGAGGAGCTCGAGGCTGGCCGCGTCACCTTCCGGGACACCCCGTCGCGCTTCTACGGCAACCCGGCGCTGTACACCGAGCAGGTCGACGACCCCGCCGACATCCAGGCCCGAGCCGATGCCGAGCTCGCCAGGCTTGAGGCCGAGGCGGCCGCGCAGCAGAAGCTCCTGGACGACGAGGCTGCTGCTGCCGAGGCCGAGCGCAACCGGCTGTTCGATGAGGAGCAGGCCAGGCTGAATGCGGCTTCCGAGGCCGAGGCTGCGCGTCTGCGCTCCGAGCTCGAGGCTGATGTGACGGCTGGTCAGACTGCTCTCGACACCGACATCGAAACCGCTCGCTCAGAGATCGAGGCTCTGCTCAAGCGTGAGGCCGATGCGCTGGCAAAGCTGCGCGCCGATGAGCAGGCCCGGCTGGACGCTGCGGCGGCCAAAAACGCTGCGGAGCTCATGGCATTGCAGGAAGCGCAGGCCATTGAGCAGGCCGGCTTCGAATCGCAGTTGGAGCAGATTCGGGGTGAGCAGGGTCGGATTGCCGCCGATCTGCAGGCCCGCCAGGCCGAGGCCGCCGATCAGGCGCGCCGCTCTGCCGCCGAGCTCGAGTCTCAGCGTGCGGCCAACGAGCTCGACCTGCGCAACCGGCGCGACACCATGCAGCGCCAGTTCGCCATGCAAGAGATGGCCTCGCGCAGGGCTGGCCGCACCGCTGGTGCCCGCCCCCTGCTGGCCGGCGTCGATACGGCAGCGCGCTCCGCATCCGCATTGGGCGGTGGCGGCGGCACGCTTGGATCAACGGGTGGCCTGGGCGGCGGTGGCTCGCTGGGCGCAGCTGGGGGATTGAGATGAACGACAAGGAAGTCTGGGACAAGCCCAGGCCCAAGAAGCTGGGGGAGCCCAAGGAGCTCACGTCGGCACAGAAGGCCCAGGCCATGCGCCGGGCCCAGAAGGCGGGCCGGCCCTACCCCAACCTGATCGACAACATGAACGCGGCCAAGGGCGACAAGTGAGCCGGTACGAAGACCCCGATGGTGGCCTGACCGAGGCTGGCCGGCGCAAGTTCGAACGCTCAGGCGAGAGCAAGAACCTGCAGCCTGGCGTCAAGGAGGGCTCGCCCCCTGGCGATCGGGCGCGCCGCAAGGGGTCATTCCTGACGCGCTTCTACACCAACCCGAGCGGGCCGCTTGTCGATGACGACGGCGAGCCCACCAGGCTGGCCAAGGCCGCCAACGCATGGGGCGAGCCGGTGCCGCGCACCGCTGCTGCGGCCTCCCGCCTGGCCGCTAAGGGGCGCAACCTGCTCGAGAAGTACAAGCTGGAGAAAGACGAATGAACTACGCCAAGGACGCGCCGGGCGGCAAGCGCCTGACCCCGGACGAAATCATCAAGCGCCAGGCGCTGGCCCAAACGAAGAAGGACGAATTCCAGAGCATCTACCAGGATGCCTACGAGTTCGCCCTGCCCCAGCGCCAGCTGTATGGCGTCTGGGAGGGTGGCAGCACCGGCAGCAAGAAGATGCAGCGCGTCTTCGACTCGACGGCCATCAACAGCACGCAGCGCTTCGCCAACCGGCTGCAATCGGTGGTGTTCCCGCCCCAGCGCAAGTGGTGCAAGCTCGACCCCGGCTTGGACATCCCTGTGGATCGCAAGCCCCAGGCCCAGGCGATCCTCGACCTGTATGGCGAGAAGATGTTCGCCGTGCTGCGTCAGTCGAATCTGGACATCGCCATGGGCGAGTTCCTGCTCGACCTGGCGGTTGGCACCGCCTGCATGATGGTGCAGCCCGGTGACGACGTGAGTCCCATCAACTTCATCCCGGTGCCGCTGTTCCTGGTCACCTACGAGGAAGGGGCCAACGGCCAGGTGGATAACGTCTACCGCCGGATGCGCATGAAGGGCGAAAGCATCCAGCGCCAATGGCCCGATGCGAAGCTGCCCGATGAGCTCAAGCGACGCATCGAAGACAAGCCGACCGACGACATCGAGCTCCTCGAGGCCACGATCTTTGACCACGCCCGAGGCGACTACTGCTACCACGTCATCGACAAGGCCTCCAAGGAGGAACTGGTCTACCGTCGCAAGCGCTACAGCCCCTGGGTGATCTCGCGCTACATGAAGGTGGCCGGCGAGATCTACGGGCGCGGGCCCCTGATGACGGCCCTGCCCGACATCAAGACCCTCAACAAGACCATTGAGCTCCTGCTCAAGAACGCCAGCCTGGCGGTCTCCGGGGTCTACACAGCCGCCGACGACGGGGTGCTGAACCCCAACACGGTGAAGATCGTGCCCGGCGCGATCATCCCGGTGGCGCGCAACGGTGGCCCCCAGGGCCCTGCCCTGCAGCCGCTGCCGCGTGCCGGCGACTTCAACGTCACGCAGCTGGTCATCAACGACCTGCGCCAGAACGTCAAGCGCATCCTGCTGGACGAATCCCTGCCGCCCGAGAACATGAGCGCCCGCTCGGCCACTGAGATCGTGGAGCGCATGAAGGAGCTCTCTCAGAACCTGGGCTCGGCCTTCGGTCGCCTGGTCAACGAGACCATGATCCCTCTGGTGGCCAAGATCCTCGAGGTCATGGACGAGCGCGGGCTCATCGAGCTCCCGCTGCGGGTCAACGGCCTGGAGGTCAAGGTCACCCCGGTTTCGCCGCTGGCCAACGCGCAGGCCATGGATGAGGTCAACGCGGCGCTGCAGTTCGCGCAGCTGACCCAGCAGATGGGTGCCGAGGGCACGGTGGCCATCAAGTTCGGGGACATGATCGACTACCTGGGCGACAAGCTCGGGGTGCCGGCTGCGCTGCGCAATGACGCGGCCGAGCGCGCCTTCCTGCTCGAGCAGCAGGCCCAGCAGCAGCAGGCCATGATGCAGGCCCAGATGATGGCTCAGCAGCAGGCGGCTGCGCCCCAGGGAGCGCCGGCATGAGCGGCTGGGATGACCTCGAGGCTGCGCCGCCTGCAGATGTCCGCGACGTAGGCCAGCAGCGCGACGACCTGGCGCGCCTGTGCCTGCGGGTGTTTGCGGATGAGGACGGCCAGAAGCTCATGCGCTGGCTGGTCGATATGTACGTCAACGTCCCCATCGCTGCGCCGGGCGTTGACGCATCGCACGCTTACTTTGCCGAGGGGCAGAGGAACGTGGTGCGTGATCTGATGGCGCGCATCAACCAAGCGAGGAAACTTTGAGCGACACCAACGACCAACCCGGTGGCGACACCGGCCTATTGGATTCGGCGACCGTCGAAAACCCCGATCAACCGCAAGAGCCGACCAAGGCCGAGATCGACCACAAGGCTGCCGACCCGGCAGCACCCCAGACGGGCGCGCCCAAGCTCAAGCCCGAGTACCTGCCCGACAACTTCTGGGACGCCGAGAAGGGCGAGGCCAACTACGAGGCCATGGCCAAGAGTTGGGGCGACCTGCGCAAGATGGTGTCCCAGGGCAAGCACAAGGCCCCAGAGGGCGGCAAGTACGACACAAGCGCCCTCAAGAGCCAAGACCTGGAGAACGACGCGCTAGCCAAGGGCTATGTGGGCTGGGCCGCAAAATGGGGCATCTCGCAGGCAGCATTCGATGAGCTTGCCACTCAGTTCAACGACATCGCCACGTCGATGATGCCCGAGCCGGTAGACCCCGGCGCAGAGCTCAAGCAGCTGGGCCCCAACGGCCAGGCGGTGGTCAACGGCATGGTGGACTGGGCTCGAGGCCTGGTGAACAAGGGCGTCTGGAGCAAGGACGACTTTGAGGAGTTCAAGGTCATGGGCGGCACCGCCAAGGGGCTGCGTGCGCTCATGAAGATCCGAGAGGCTTACGAGGGCCGGGTGCCCATCGAGACCGCGCCCATGGAGGGAGCCCCTACCAAGGAGGAGCTCTACCAGATGGTGGGCGATCCCAAGTACAAGACCGACCCGGCCTTCCGACAGAAAGTGGAGCGTCTGTTCCAGCAGCACGCCAATTAGGTTGTGTCTCCTCCTGCCTTGATGGCAGTTGCCTTGCCCGGCCTTTGTGCCGGGCTTTTTTTCATTCCCCAAACCTACCGCTTGCACTTTTGTCAAGTGGCAATACAATCGCAGCCAGGCTAACCGGGAAACCGGCCCTGACCGCAGCGAGATGCTGACGACTGGCTGACGCAATCAGCAAGCAAAGGCCCAGGCAACTGGCTCACCGACGCGACAAACCTGACCCCTAATCAACCGAATGAGGTAATCAAATGGCTGTGTCTCTCTCGAACGCCTTTGTCACCCTCTTCGACGCTGAGGTCAAACAGGCTTACCAGGGCAAGGCCATGCTGGTGGGCGCTGTGCGTCAGCGTCGTGGAGTCGAAGGCTCTACCGTTCGTTTCCCCCGTGTCGGCCGCGGCGTTGCTACCGCTCGCGTGACCCAGACCGATGTGACGCCGATGAACGTCGGCTTTAGCAACGTGACCTGCACTCTGTCCGATTGGAATGCCGCTGAGTACAGCGACATCTTCTCGGCGCAGAAGGTCAACTTCGATGAGCGCCAGGAACTGGTGCAGGTGGTGGGTGCCGCTATCGGCCGTCGTCAAGATCAGCTGATCCTCGACGCGCTGAACGCTGCTTCCAGCACAGGCACGGTGGCCAACAGCATCGGCGGTGCCAACACCAACATGAACATCGCCAAGCTCCGAGAAGCTGCGCGAATCATGAACCGCAACAACGTGCCGTCAGAAGGCCGCAACATCATCATCCACGCCAACTCGCTGAACGCGATGCTGGAGCAGACCGCTGTTACGAGCTCTGACTTCAACACCGTGAAGGCGCTGGTTCAGGGTGACATCAACCAGTTCATGGGCTTCACGTTCCACGTCCTGGGTGACCGTTCTGAGGGTGGCCTGCCCATCGACGGCTCGAACGACCGCACGCTCTTTGCCTTCCATAAGGACGCCATCGGCTACGCCGAGGGTATCGCTCCCCGGACGGAGATCAACTACGTCGCCGAGAAGACCAGCTGGCTGGTTAATGCTCTGTTCTCGGCCGGTGCGGTTGCCATCGACTCCGAGGGCATCGTGAAGATCACGGCCCGCGATACTGCGGCTGCCGCCTAATAGGAGGGTTGAGAAATGCCTTTCGTTGCTGACAACTTTGTCACCGTGGGTGGCCAAATGAAGGCGGGCAATGCCCCCCAGATTTTCAGCTACCAGACTACCGACGCCGCAGCGGACGTGGACACCAGCGGCTACTTCAATGCCGTTGCATCCATTCTCAAGGTGGGCGACATCATCTTCCGCACGACGCTGAGCGCCGGATCCGTGTCTACCGCAGGTATGCACGTTGTGATGACTGTCTCTGCCGCAGGCGTGGTCAACGTGTCTGACACGACCGCCCTGACGGTGACCAACACCGACTGACAGCAGTCGGCACAACAAGGCCAGCCCCTGAGCAATCGGAGGCTGGCCTTTCTCACATTGAGAGGTTCCAATGGCTGCAGGCGATACCGGCGTGACCATCTGCTCCGATGCGCTGCTGATGCTCGGCGCGAAGGCGATCTCGAGCTTCAACGACGGCACCGACGAAAGCTCGGTCTGCGACCGCCTGTACCCCGACATCCGCGACTCCGCGCTGACGATGTACCCGTGGAGCTTCAACACCAAGAAGATCCAGCTGGCCCGTCTACTGACGGCACCTGGCTCTGTGTGGCGCTATGCCTACCAGATGCCTGGCGACCGGCTGGCCAGCCCGCGTGCGGTCTACGCCTCGAGCGCTGTGGGCGCTCCTGTCTACAAGGACTACGAGATCCAGGGCGACCAGCTGCTGACCAACCTCGAGGCGGTCTTCATCGACTACCAGTACGAACTCCAGGAGTTCGCCTTCCCCAAGTATTTCGTGCAGCTGCTCAAGTACATGATGGCCTGGCACCTGGCCGAGCCGATCACCGAGCAGCGCGAGAAGGCGACCTACTGGCAAGGCGTGGCCCAGGGCGGCCCGGCCGAGAACGGGCGCGGAGGGTTCTTCCGGCAGGCCACCAACATTGATGGCCAAGGCCAGCCCTCGCGGGTCATCGAAGACTTCAGTCTGATCGCCGTGCGGAACTGAGATGCCTCGCTTCGTAGACATCCAGACCAACTTCAGCACGGGCGAGCTCGACCCGCTGCTGCGCGCCCGCGTAGATCTGCAGCAGTACAACAATGCGCTAGCCAAGGCGACCAACGTGCTCATCCAGCCCCAGGGCGGGATGCGCCGCCGGCCGGGGCTAAAGCACTTGGCTGAGCTCCCAAACACCAGCACCGCAAGTGCCGCCAACGGAGTGCGCCTGGTGCCATTCGAATTCAGCGTGGACGACAGCTATATGCTGTGCTTCACGCATCAGCGGATGTACGTCTTCAAAGACGGGGTGCAGATCACCGCGATCAATGGCGGTGCCAATCCGTATCTGACCACCAGCATCACGTCGGCCATGGTGGACGATATGTGTTGGACGCAGTCGGCCGACACCATGATCCTGGTGCATCCCGACCTGGCTCCGGTGCGCCTGGTGCGCGGCGCGAACGACGCCAGCTGGACGATCAGCACGATCACATTTGACAGCATCCCTAAGCACGCATTCACGCTGACGGTCACCACGCCATCAGTTGGCCACCTGACGCCCAGCGCTGTGTCGGGCAATGTCACCCTGACATCGCAAAACAGCTTCTTCACGGCAGCCAGCGTCGGGCAGTACGTCAACGCATCACCCCAGGGGCGAGCTCGCATCATCCAGTACCTGAGCGGCACCTCGGTGAACGCGGTGGTGGAGTTCCCGTTCTTTAGCACCGCCAACATCGCCCAGGGCAATTGGGAGTACGAGAGTGGCTACGAGGACGTTTGGAGCTCTGGAAAGGGCTGGCCACGCACGGTGACGTTCCATGAGGGGCGGCTGTACTTCGGCGGCTCCAAGAGCCGGCCATCGACCATCTGGGGCTCGAAGATCGGTTTGTTCTTCGACTTCCAGCCCACCGAGTCCCTAGACGACGACGCGGTCGAGGCGACGCTGGACACCAGTTCTCTCAACGTGATCGTGGACATGATCTCTGGCCGCGATCTGCAGGTCTTCACCACGGGCGGTGAGTTCTTCGTCCCGCAGTCTGGCACCGATCCGATCACGCCGCTCACCCTCAACTTCAAGGGCGTGAGCCGCAACGGCACGAAGCCGGGCACGCGGGTGCAGTCGCTCGAGAGCGGCACGGTCTACATTCAGCGCCAGGGCAAGAGTCTCAACGAGTTCCTGTTCTCTGACTCGCAGCTGACGTATGTGACGCAGCGGATCTCGCTGCTGGCCGGGCATCTGATGAAGACGCCTACCCGCATGGGTCTGCGCCGGGCCACGTCAACCGATGAAGGCGACCTACTGCTCATGGTCAATGACCAGGACGGCAGCATCGCCGCCTTTTCGATCATGCGCTCGCAGCAGATCACCGCGCCGTCTGAGTTCATCACCGATGGCCAGTTCCAGGACGTAGCGGTGGACGTGACCGACATCTATGCGGTGGTCAAGCGCACCTTCAACGGCACAGCGCGCTACTTCGTGGAGATCTTTCGCTCCGACCTGTTCACCGACTGCGCCTTCACAGGTGGCTCGGCCGGCGGCGCGACCGGGCTGCCGCACATCGGCAAGAGCCTCAATGTGATCTGTGACGGTGTGCCGCAGAACAATGAGACCGTGAGCGCTGGTGGCCAGGTGCTGTTCGACCGTGAGGCGTTGACCAGCTACGAGGTGGGCCTGCCGTTTACGGTCTACGCCAAGACGATGCCGGTCGAGGTTCGACTGCAGACGGGCACGCGCCTTGGTTTCAAGAAGCGGATCGTCGAGATCAACGCCTTCGTTGACGACTCGCAGCACCTTACGATCAACAACAACCCGGTGCCGTTCCGCAGCTTCGACAACCCGATCCTGGACGACCCTGTCCCCGAGTTCACGGGCGTGAAGCGGGTGACGGGGGCGCTGGGCTACACCCGCGAGCAGGCTATTGAGATCGCTCAAAGCCTGCCCTTAAAGCTGACCCTGCTGGGCCTTGAGTACAAGGTCGCGGTGACTGGAGGAACGTGATGGACGGCTTTGCAGCTGACTACAGCCTGGCATCTGGCCTGAGCAGCACCAGCGGCTCTGGCTTGAACTTCGGCAATGTGACCTTCGGGCCGGGCCTGTTCAATCCGACGGTCACATCGAACCTGGGTGGACTTAACGCCAGCAACGTGACCTGGGGCAGCAATAGCCTCTTTGATCCACAGGTCGCTGCATCGAACCCGTTTGGCATGAGCGGCTCGGTCAGTTCATTCGATTGGGCCTCGATCATCCGTGGTGCCACCAATCTGCTGGGCGGCGCTGCCAACGCGGCTACATCTGCGCTGAACACGGCCGCGCCCTTCCTGGGCCTGGCCTCGAGCATCACGGCTGCCGGCGCGCAGGAAGCCGCCGCCTACTACCAGCAGGGCCTGCTTCAAGTGCAGGCTGCGGACACTTTGCGCCTGGCGCAGATCCGCACCGACCAGGACAAGAAGTACGCAGCCCTGCAGGCCGGCCGCAAGCTCAAAGCGGCTGAGATGCTATCGACCAACTACACCATGCAAGGCAACGGCCTGCTGCGCAACATGGAGCGCGCCAACGCTGCGGTGCGGGCGCGGGCGGCGGCTAATGGGGTGGTCTACAACGAGGGTTCGGCCCTGGCGGTGCAGGCGGCCAACGTAGGCGCTACCTACCGCGACGTGGGCATCTCTGACCTCAACGCCCTCACGGCGCGTCTGATGGGCTACGAGGACGCCTCCGCGATGTTGCTGGCTGCCGAGCAGCAGTCCGAGCTCACGATGAACGCTGCCGAGACTCAGGCCCGCCAGCTGGAGCTCGCCGGGGACTTCGCCGTCAAGAGCGGCGGCCTGCTGTCCGGGGCCTCCCTGGTGAGCGGGCTGACCAACTTCTCCCAAACCGTTCGCCCGTTCGGGCCCTAAGTCATGGCAGACCTCCCACTCCTACAGTCGGGCCGCGTCGAGTTGACCGGCATCCCTGCGGCGGTCACGCCCCAGGTCAGCGCGCCGAGCATCGACTACATCGGCACGCGGGCGGCGGTGAGCTACCAGCAGACGGTGGCGCAGACGCTCGACCGCCTGAGCGGCCAGCTGTTTGGCATCGCCCGCCAGGCGGCCCAGGACGCCGGCCTGCAGTACGTTGCCGACAACCCGATCACACCCGAGCAGCTCGAGGCCGCAAAGATGGGCAACATCGCGCCGCTTGGCATCGGCAGGGGTGGCAGCGTGTACGACGCGGCGGTGCGCAAGGCTAGGTCTTTTGAGCTCTCGAGCACATTCGAAGCCGAGGCGCGCACTCGGCTGACCGGGATGCTGCAGGCGGCCGAGCAGGGGGCGGTCACTTCGGAGCAGATTTCCACGGCCATCGGCTCGCTGATGAACGGCTACAGCAAGAGCCTGGCGGCGGTCGATCCAGAGGCCTCGCTGAAGTTCCGCGCCAGCATCGCAACGGCCGGCAACACGGTGCTGGCCAAGGCGGCCGAAAGCGAGCTCAAGCGTGTCAAGGCCCAGCGCCTAGTGAAGTTCGACCAGGACTTCGACAACAGCACCAGGCTGCTGGAGGCCGCTGTCTCGCAGGGGTTCTGGATGGATCCCACCACCAACACCAAGCGCGGCGTAGATGAGCTCGCTGACGTGTACCGGCAGAGCATTGCCACCGGGGCCCTACTGCTGGGCGACGTGGGCCTGCAGCGCCAGTACAGCGACAAGTTTGAAGCGGCTTTTAAGCAGGCCAAGATCAACGCAGTCACCAAGTTCGTGATCACCGATGAGGCGGCCCTGGCAGATCCCGAGGCCACGCTCAAGCGCCTGGCCGTGGGTGACGTGGGCAAGATGTCGGACGTGGTCAAGGGAATGCTGCTGACCGACTTCGACAGTCTGGCCAAAGTGCAGGCCAACTTCATGACGGCAGCCAACAACCGCGCCACGCTGCAGCAGCGGGCCCGCGAAGAGACCAAGCGCCAGGGCGAGGCCAGGGCAATCAACCTGCTCGAGCAAATCTTCCCCCTGCAGGAGGGTGATCCCAAGCGCCGGGCCCTGGTGCGCGAGCTCACGCAGCTGCCCGAGGGGTCGGTGCCAATCGGCGTGCTTAAAGACGTGCTCGAGCCCAACAAGGAAGGCGACGCGGCCGTCGAGTTCAACCTTTTGCAGGGCATCTATTCCGGTTCGGTAACAACCCCCAGCCAGATCTGGGGCCGCGTGGGTAAGGGCATCACGGGCAAGCAGGCGGTGTCGCTGCTCAAGATCATGACCTCCGAGGATCGCCGCGATCAGCGTGACCTGGACACCGGGCTGGCGCGCCTGGCGGGGATCCCGACCATGCCCGGCCAGGTGACGGTGCTTGACCCAAAGGGTACGGAGTTCCAGCGCCTGCAGCAGATGCGCGCTGATGCCCAGCAGATCCAGGCCGAGGCCACGCGCAAGGGCGAGATCCTGACCCCGCGCCAGGTGCTCGACCGCGTGAGCTCTGACCTCGAGGCCCGCCGCAGCAGCGAGGCAGCCAAGGCTGCGCGCAAATCGTTGGAGATCTACGAGACCAAGGCAGGTGGCCCGATCACGATGGACTCGTTGCCGGCGCTGGAGAAGAAGGGCACGTTCAAGCCCAACGAGATCACCCGCATCAAGCAGCTGCTCAACCAATCGCAAGGGATGCAGTAATGGCCTACAGCCGAATCGAAGACCGTTACCTGTCGGCGCTCACCGCTGTACAGTTCCCAGACACTCCGATTGAAGAGCAACCCGCTGAGCCCGAGAAGCCGGTGCTGCTGGCCTCCGCTGGTGCTGGCCTGCCCCAGGGTGTCAAGGTCACCGGGCAGATCCGGCCCATTGAGCAGACCAACTTCGAGAAGGCGCTGCAGAACGCCGGCATGGGGCTCGAGCAGGCCGGCCGTTTCCTCGACGGCCTGGGCCAGGTGCAGATCCCCGGCACCGACATCAAGATCAGCCTGGCCGACCTGGTGCCCTTCGTTGGCGGTGCCAAAGAGCGCAGCGTATTCGGGACGACCTGGCAGGGCACGCCGATGTCGCTGCAGCGCATGGGCACCAGTGTGGGCCCGATGCTCGACCGGGTCACAACCGGCACCGGCTTTGCTCGGCAATTCGATGAGGACACCAAGCTTGGCCTGGCCGCTGACCTACTGCCGGCCGGCGCAGCGGTACGTTCAGCTAGCCGCGTGGTGACGCGGGGCGCGAACGCTGCAGGCGACGCCGCTGTGCGCGCCATCACCGGCAATCCGCAAGCCACGGCCATGGGCGTGCTGGATAAGGCTGGCCAGATGGGCCCATTGGCAATAGTGCAGAGACCCAACGTGGTGAGCACCCGGCTGCCGACCGCGAAGAAGGCGACCGAGGATCCCATGGCCAACCGCCTGGTCATTGACCTGGCGGCCACCAGGCAAGATCCGGAGGCCTTCTCGCACAACGTCAACCTGGTGCGCCAGTACCCCAACTTTGCCTCGAAGGCGCGCACCCCCGACAAGGCTGCCAACGACTTCATTGAGGAGGTGAAGAACAACCTGCTGTTCCTGTACGACAAGGTTCCGCAGCAGACACGCGACCGCAGCAAGCTCTGGTACGACGGTGCCCGCAACATCGTGGACACCTGGGCCCCGCAGTACAGCGTGCCAGACCAGGCCATTGCTGGCGTGCTGGCCGTGCTTTCGCCGCAGAAAGACTGGTTCATGAACGTGAGCCTGGGGCAGCGTGTGCTGGACATCATGACCGGCCAGCAAGCCTCGCGCTGGGACGCGAGCATGGATGAGATGGCCAAGATCATCTGGAACAAGCCGCAGTACGCACCGATGGTGGATGCGATTCGCGGCAAGTCCCTGAGTGAGATCACCGACCCCGGCCTCAAGGCAATGTGGCTGCGTACCTATGACCAGGCCAATCTGCCGCGTGAGCACCAGATCGTCACGCCCGAGGGCACGTTTGCTGGCACCAGGCTCAACGCCAATGGCACTCCGACGAAGACTGGCTGGGGATCGCTCAACGAGATCGGCAAGGCCATCGTGATCCTCGATGACCCGCAGCTGTCCACCATCAGCGCCAACTTGGGCAGCCAGCACAAGGTACGCAACTTCTACAGCAACATCTATGACCCGCTCGACCAGGCGGGCCCGGTGACCATCGACACCCATGCGGTGGCCGCCGGCCTGCTGCGCCCGCTGTCTGGCAACAGCCGCGAGGTGCTGCACAACTTCGGGTCTGGCGTGCTCGGCGAGGGCGGCCCCAAGAACAGCGCGATCACCGGGGTGCAGGGAACCTATGGCCTGTATGCCGAGGCCTACCGGCGCGCAGCTGCCGAGCGCGGCATCCTGCCCCGCGAGATGCAGTCCATCACCTGGGAGGCCGTGCGCGGGCTGTTCCCCGACACGTTCAAAGCGCAGGCCAAGAACGTCGAGCAAATCGATTCCATCTGGCTACAATACCGCAAGGGTCAAATCTCCCTAGAGGAGGCGCGCAATGAAGTCCTCAGAGCAGCAGGTGGAATCGATGCCCCCGAATGGGAGCGAGCCGGACTACGTCCTCAATCTTCTCAAGCAGTTCAACCTGCCGCTGACGCGGGAGAACTACCTGGGTCTGGCGTATCCCGAGGGAGCCCCGCCGGATCTGGACGAGAGCAGCCTGCCCCCAGAGATTCGTCAAGCCTGAGCCGGGGCCGTCGAGCTCCGCAGTCTGGAGCTAACTGATGGCCATCCCTCCCCTCTCTCAACGCCTCGACAGCATCCTGCCGGCCGCGCCGGCTGACGCAGGCCCCATCCAAGACGCGCCCCTCGAGCCGATGCCGGCCGAGGAGATGGCTCCGACAGAAGAAGAGCCGACCAGCGAACTAGGCACGCCGAGCATGGGCGAAGACCCGACGCTCATGGCTGGCTTGGGCGACAAGATCATCAGCGGCATTGTCCGCAAGGCGGTCACCAAGCGGGCCCCGCAGGCCGAGCGTGCGCTGATCCCTGGGTTGACCGATGACGTGCTTGGCGAAGCCGCCAAGGCCGGGCGCTTCAAGCTTATCCCAGAGGCCAGCAAGGAGGTTGCCGGCCAGGTCGAGGCTGCGGTCTCGCGCCGTCAGAAGCAGGGCGCGCTAGTGGGCAAGCCTAGCCCTAGGCCGGGCGAGGACGTGCCCGTCGAGCCTTTCAACCTGGCGCGCTACCAGACGCAGGACGCTGCCGGCGTGGTGGCCGGTGTGGCCGACGCCCTGGGCATCAAGACCAAGGCGGTGACGTTCGATGAGATCAAGGCCAAAGCAGCGGAAAGCGGTATCTCCGAGGCCTTCCTGTCTCGACTCATCGGCAACGACGGCAAGATGCTGCCCAGCGCCGTCGAGACCTACAAGGCGCTCGAGGTGCTCGAGAGCTCAGCCAAGGAGCTCGATGGTCTGTTCAAGCTGGTGGCCAGCGGCCAGGCGTCTGATGTTGACAAGCTGAGGCTGCGCCAGCAGATCGCCTTTCACGGCCTGGTGCAGAAGGGCGTCAAGGGAATGCAGACCGAGACCGCCCGCGCCCTGGCGGTGTTCCGCATCCCCCGCGACGGCAACGCACAAGTGGTGCGCCAGGTGCTCGATGAGTACGGTGGCGACAACGCGCTGTCGGACATGGCGCGCAGCTACCTGGCCCTTGAGTCCCGCGCCGCTCAGAACCAGCTGATCGAGAAGTCGATGCTGTCTGGCATCAAGGATGTCTGGTTCTCGACCTACATCAACGGCCTCCTGAGCTCGCCGGTCACGCACGCCAAGAACATCATCGGCAACGCGACGTTCGGTCTGTACCAGATCCCCGAGCGCCTAATCGCTGCCTTCTACAGCAACGTGTTGCCCAACAGCGTGCGCAGTTGGCGCGCCCTGGTGCCCGGCTCCGAGGCCGACAAGGTGGCCTACGACGAAGCGCTGACCATGGTGCAGTCGCTGCGCAACGGCATCACCGAGGGCCTGACCCTAGCCAGCCGCGCCTGGCAGACCGGCCAGCCTAGCGACCTGATGAGCAAGATCGAGATGCAGCGCGGGCTCGACACCCCGAGCATCTCCGCTGCCGCCTTCGACATCTCGCCCGACAAGTGGTTTGGCAAGGCCATCGACTACTACGGCACGGCCGTCACCCTGCCAGGCCGGGCGCTGATGTCCGAGGATGAGTTCTTCAAGGGCGTGCTCTACCGTATGGAGCTCAACACCCAGGTGACCCGTCGTGGCAAGGCTGTGTACCGCGAGGGTGTCGAGGCCGGGATGAGCGAGACCGACGCCGCTGCCAAAGCGCTAGTTGAGGTCGAGGGCCTGCTAGCCAACCCGCCCCGCGACCTGGATGAGGCGGCCATGCAGTTCGCCCAGAAGGGCACATTCACCAGCGAGCTCCCCCCGGCGCTCAAGTCGCTGCAGCAGGTCTTCAATCACCCTGCCCTTAAGGTGATCGTGCCCTTCTTCAAGACGCCGGCCAACATCGGCCTGGCGGTAGTGGAGCGCACCCCGTTCGCCCCGCTGTCGAGTGTGTGGCGCGAGGAGATCGCCAAGGGCGGCATCTACCGCGACATGGCCCTGGCCAAGGTGACGCTTGGCTCCGGGATCCTGGCGACGTTCGGCGCGCTGGCCACCGAGGGTCACATCACCGGGCGCGGCCCCGGCCGCAAGGCTGACCGCGAGGCGCTGTTGCGCGACGGCTGGCAGCCCTACTCGCTCAAGATCGGGGACAGCTACTACAGCTACGCAGGCCTCGAGCCGGTGTCGGCGCTGCTGGCCATCGCGGCCGACTACGCCGAATACGCCCGGCACGAGCCCGACGCCGGCAAGGTCGAAGAGGTGTTCCTGGGCGCGACCTACGGCCTGTACGAGTACCTCAAAGAGCAGCCCTACCTGCAGGGTATTGCCGACGTGACCAAGCTCATCGGCACCAATCAGCAGGGCGAGGTGGACGGCAAGAAGATCGTAGACGGCCTGGTCAAGCAGCTGGGCGGCTTCGTGATTGGCGGCTCACCGGCTGGTGCCTATAGCTCCATGGTGGCCAGCATCGAACGCCTGTATGACCCGACGGCCAAGGACGTGCGCGCAAGCCCTGACCTGCCGATGGGCGTGCGCGGCTTCGTCGAGGCTTTCAACCGCTACCGCTCGCGGCTGCCGGCCTTCAACGAAGACTTGCCACCCTCACTCAATCTGTGGGGCGATCCCATCCAGCAAGGGCGCGGGAAGGCCTACGAGATGGTGCTCCCAACTCGCGTGAGCCCTGGGCAGTTCTCGGTGGTGGACGACGCGCTGGTGCGCATGGGATCGCCGGTCGGTATGCCCGAGCGAAAGCTGCAGGGCGTCGAGCTAGATTCCTGGCAGTACAACCGACTGCTGACCATCTACGGCAAGGAGATGCCATCCAAGCAGGCCATCGCTGACGTGATGCTGCAGCCGGGCTTCGCGCTGCTGACGCTGGACGAACAGCAGAAGACGGTGCAGTCGGTGCATTCCAAGTACATGGACGCAGCCAAGAAGCAGCTGATATCTGAAGATCCGCTGCTGCAGGCGCGGCTCTTCGAGCTAGATGAGCTTCGTCGGGCCAATGGCCTCTACTACAAACCATAACCTCTTCGTACAATCCCCAAGCGGAAGGAAAGACAAATGGGCGTGCCAATCAACAATGTCCCCCGTCGAGTGGTATACGCAGCGAGCGGCACCGGCCCCTATGCGTTCACGTTCGAGATCCTGGCGAACACCGACATCGCGGTCTACAGGGACGACGCGCTGCTGACGCTGACCACAGACTACACGGTGACCATTGCGGCCAACGGCACGGGCAGCATCACATTGACGGCCGCGCCGACCGGGGCCACGCAGATCGCCATCGTCGGCAACCGCAGCATCCAGCGCCTGAGCGACTTCGTGACGGGCGGCGACCTGTTCGCCAACACCATCAACAACGAGCTCGACCAGCAGACCATCTTCTCGCAGCAGAATGCTGAGGGACTGGGCCGTGCGCTGCAGGCACCGCAGACTGACCCGACTACCATCAACATGACGCTGCCTCGCGCAGCGCTGCGGGCCGGCAAGGCGCTGGGCTTCGACGCCAATGGCAACCCGACCATCGCGGACACCATCGGCACCAATCGCGGGAACTGGGCGGCCAGCACGCTCTACTACGTCCGCGACATCGTCAAGGACACCAGCAACAGCAACATCTGGCAATGCCTGGTGCAGCACACCTCGAGCGGCTCGCAGCCGATCAGCACCAACACTGATGCGGCCAAGTGGTTCCTGATGGTGGACGCTGCGGCTGCGGCCACCTCTGCATCCAACGCGGCGAGTTCGGAATCTGCTGCGGCGACCAGCGCCAGCAACGCATCGACATCGGCCAGCGGGGCTTCGACCTCCGCGACCAATGCCGCGAGCAGCGCGACGGCCGCAGCGGCAAGCGCGACATCCGCGTCCAACAGCGCCACCTCTGCAGCCGCTAGCTTCGACAGCTTCGATGACCGCTACCTGGGGCCGAAGACCAGCAACCCGACGGTGGACAACGACGGCAACGCGCTGTTAACCGGGGCGCTGTACTTCAACAGTACGGCTGGCGAGATGCGGGTCTGGAACGGATCTGCCTGGGTGGCTTCTTATCTGCCGGCCACCGGATATGTCGCCAAGGGCGGCGACACAATGACTGGCCCGCTTCGCATCGATGCCAAGCTGTCGCTTGGGGCCGCCGCGCAGACCGACGCCCAGATCCGTATTGCTAACGCAATGACGGGCGCGACAACGCAGTTTGGCGTGGTCAATGACGGCACTCTGCAATCGGATGTGACCGGCATCGGTGTTTATTTTCGAACGGTTCTCAGGACTCAGGCTGCGGCGTTCACGCTTGGGTCTCTAACGCACTATCAGGCTGCTCAGGCCACACTTGGCGCCGGATCTGCCGTCACTACGCAGTACGGATTCGTGGCCGACTCATCGATGACGGGGGCCACGAGCAACTATGGGTTCCGAGGAGCGCTGGCAGCGGGCACCGGGCGCTACAACCTGTACATGGACGGCACGGCCGACAACTACCTCAACGGCAATCTAGGCATCGGGGTGACTTCTCCGCAGGCGGTGTTCGACTTGGCCGGCGACTACCGCGAGGGCGTGGTCACCGCCAACACCGGCACGGCCTACACCATTTCGCTGGCTACCGGCACGGTGCAGATCCTGACGCTTACGGGCAACTGCACGTTCACGTTCCCCACCCTGACGGCCGGAGAGAGTTTCACGCTGCTGCTGCGCCAGGACGGCACCGGCTCGCGCACGGTGACGTGGCCTGCTGCTGTCCGTTGGCCGGGCGGCACAGCGCCGACGATAACCTCGACGGCAAGCAGAACCGACAAGTACGTCTTCACCTGCGACGGCACGCGCTGGTACGGCAGCAACGCCGGTCAGAACTACAGCGCGTGAGGTGACTGATGTTTAGCTCAAACACTTCGCAGGTTTCTGGAGATCAGGTGTTTATCGAGGACGTGTTTTCGACGTGGCTCTACACCGGAACAGGCTCTTCCCTGACCATCAACAACGGGATTGATCTGTCAACCAAGGGTGGGTTGGTTTGGGGCAAGGACAGGACAAACAACGCCTCCAATCACATCCTGATTGATACCAACCGTTGGTCAGCCGGGAACAACGCGCTGCTGTATTCCAATCTGACCAATTCGCAGCAAGGCTATACGCAGGCAATAACTGCGTTTAGTACCACAGGCTTCACCTTGGGAACCGGAACTGGAGTAGGCGGCAACAATGCAAGCGGAACCAACTACGTCTCATGGACATTCCGCAAGCAGCCGAAGTTCTTTGATGTTGTCACATGGACTGGCACTGGCGCAGCACCACATTGGATTTCGCATTCACTTGGTGTTGTGCCTGGATGCGTAATCATTAAAGCGACCAGCGCAACCGGCTTAGGAAACTGGTTTGTGGTGCACCGTTCGACAAATGGTTTTGGGACATTGCAAACCGATCAAGGATTTGCTGGAACTACTTTTCCTGGTATTGCCGCATCTAGCCCGTGGTTAGGTGCCACGACAACTCAAATTGATGTTCAAAGTTTTTCTTCTAACGGCGGCACATACGTCGCCTACCTCTTCGCCCACAACGCAGGAGGCTTTGGCCTGACGGGTACGGACAATGTGATTTCGTGTGGGTCTTTTACGACCGATGCCTCTAGTAAATTTTCGGTGTCTTTGGGGTATGAACCGCAATGGCTTTTGCTAAAAAGCACTTCTCAAGATTTCCCGGAATCGTGGTACGTTGTAGATACGATGAGGGGCTTTGCACATGAGCAATTCTCAACCTTATCCCCAAATTCCTCCGCTGCAGAAGCAGCAAACAATAGTAATTATGTGTTTCCCACCGCCACAGGCTTTGCTAGTGGCGCACAAACAATTCTAGGTGCTTCCAGAGAATATATATACATCGCCATCCGTCGCGGCCCGATGAAAACTCCGACGACGGGGACGAGTGTGTTTAGTCCTGTGGCAGTCACGCCATCTGGTGGGCAAGTTATTACCACTGACTTTCCAGTAGATATGCAAATTGCCACTGTTCGGAACCTTAGTAACGAGCGGTATGTGGTCGATAGGCTGCGCGGAGTCAGCACAACTGCAACAGCATCAGGGAGGTACTTGTTTACACAAAGTACGAACACAGAAGCAACGGCCAATGCAGTAACTTTGGGCTGGAATAATACGGGGTTTAGGGCGGCAAATTGGTGGGGCTCTTTAAGCGATGTTTTTTGGAACTTTCGCCGAGCCCCCGGCTTCTTTGATGTGGTTTGCTATAGGGGGACGGGCGTTAACAATACAGCAGTCGACCACAATTTAAGTGTAACTCCGGAATTGATAATAATTAAGCGGAGGGACACGGCTGCAAATTGGAGAGCTTTTTCAAATTTTGGCGCATCAAACTATAGGGCCGGATATTTAGATCTGGATTGGGCGCTTTCAACTGTTACATATGCAGGCGGCGACGGTATATGGGCGCAGCCGACATCAACAACTTTCAGAGTAGATGGCGGTGGCGGTGTTAATGGGTCTGGAGGTACTCATGTGGCCTACCTGTTCGCCTCCTGCCCCGGCGTCAGCAAGGTCGGCTCATACACCGGCAACGGTAGCAGCCAGACCATCGACTGCGGGTTCACTGGCGGCGCTCGGTTCTTCCTTGTGAAGCGCACCGACTCCACCGGTGATTGGTGGGTCTACGACTCGGCTCGCGGCATTACCGCACCGGCAGACCCTGCTCTGCGCCTAAACAGCACCGCAGCAGAAGTGACCAGCGCGGACGCGGTTGATCCGACAAGCGTAGGCATCGTCGTCAACCAAGAGGCGACCTGCAACATCAACGTCAGCAGCGCAACCTACATCTACCTCGCCATCGCATAAGGAGCAAAGCATGAACATCCGACTTCGCGCCGATGGCGCACTGGTCACCCACAGCGAGTTCCGGGCGCTGTTCCCCAACACCGGGTTCCCACCGCAGCTGACCGTAGAAATCATCAACGACTTCGGCGGTGACGTGGTGTTTGAGGGGCCGCAGGCCACCGGCGGCGACCGCTACCAATTCAGCGTCTACGCTGGCGTCGAGCAGATCGACGGCAAGTGGTACACCAAGTAC